CGTGTCTCTTCTACCAGCGAACGTAGCTTTGTCATAAGCTGGTCAATGTTTCTGCGTTCGTCCTCACCTTCCAAGCCTGATACAAGAATGGATAGGTGGTCAATGATAATAAACTTACAGTCCAAAGCCTTCACCATGTAGCGCACTCTGTTGAGTATCTCGTCAGTAGTGATAGAACCAAAATGGTCAAAGGCATAGAACCTACGTGAACCAATAGTCTTACGTTCAAATTCTTTTAGTTGTTCTAGGCTGTACTTTTCTCGTACTTCCTTGATGTATATTCTGTCGCTGGCTTCCACAGACATGAGGTGAAAGGCAGTCTGCTTGATGTTCTCTTCAAGAGAGAAGACACCAATGTTATGTTCTGTGTTTGTTAGTAGATGGTGCATAAGTTCACGCATCATGCTAGACTTTCCTGCACCTGTACCTGCGGTCACCGTAATCAACTCGCCTGTACGAATACCAAACAGCTTCTCATTCAATCCTTGATAGGGATACAGACATGTCTCAACATCCTCTTCTTCGTATAGTCTGGACGATATGTCTGCCAAGTTATGAATGCCAGCCGGGGTGTAGGGTTTAGCATCCCACCATGCACGTGTAAACTCTTGACGTTTGTTCAGCTTGAGATACTCATTAGCATCTTTGTACTGCATGTCCATAATCTTACAACGGTTAGGTTCAAATATCTGTGCAACTTTGTTGGCTGCCTTCTTTCCCTGTTCGTCATTGTCAAAGCAGATAATGATTGTCTCAAACTGATTCAGAAAATCATAGCTGTTCTTTACATCTTTGACTGCAGATTGTGCGCCATTCTTAATGGAAACAACAGGCCACTTTGAACCCATCAGTTCAAAGGCAGACATGGCATCCAGTTCGCCCTCACAGATGGTAATGAATTTACCTTTCTGTCCAAACTTGTTCTGTCCAAACAGCCCTGCCTTTGGTAATGTACCCTCAGACAAGAAGCCTTTGTTGGCAACCTGACGTACTTTGTTTGCTATATGCGACCCTGATGTGTCGTAATATGGATAGATATGTTTTGTAATCTGTTGTCCTACAGATACAGTCTTCACACCGAAAAATCTACAGGTGTCTTGTGTGATTGACCTGTCAGAGATTGCAGTAATCTGTCCCTCTGAAAAGTTGTTTTGATATACACCTTGGACAGGTGCTGGTTTTGTGTATTGCATATCTTCGTTACCTTCTTTTGAATATGTTTCACATGAAAAGCAGTAGGAATGTCCATCAGTATACTTTACATTGGCATCTGACGAACCACATGCCTCGCAGTCACCCCTTTCAACTTCTTTTGATTCGGTGTAATCCATGTCATCTCCTTTTATCTTCGGGCAAAGTATACACAATGAAGCTGGTCTTTGTCAAGCACATGAAGCAATCTGTGTGTTCTTTTTGTTTCATAGCCCATAACTTTGCACAGTTTTTCTCTGTCTTCCAACCATTCTTCTAACTCATAATGTGGTATTGTATCAACCACCTTATCGTCAAAGCCTGTTGTAATGTAGACATCTATCATCTCTTATCTCCATCTCCTTGCAGTTTGTTTCTTCTCTGCCTGTCTGCCAACTTGTGTAAGTTTGATTTGGCAATGTGTTCAAGAGACACACCACACGCATCAGCCATAGCTGCGACATACCACAAGACATCACCTAACTCGTCTGCAATGTCCATCAGCTTCTCGTTTAACTCTTCCTCAGTAGCACCATCACGTATTAGCTTCTTTACCTTGTTGGAAACCTCTCCTGCTTCTCCTGCAAGCCCTAACGCAGGATAAGAATACTTTGCAGATTCAGGAAAGATTGCAGTCTTCTTAGCCATTTCTTGATATTCATTCAGTGTTATTGTCATTGTAATTTACTCCTAGTGTCCAACGTCTTGACCAATCCCTTGCAAGTTCCAAACCAAACTCGTCCTTGGGAAAAAAGTTTCTGTGTTTTATTGTATCATTTTGAGAAAGTATTACTTCATAGCTTTCTTCAAACTCAGAGATAGATGCAGTCTTATCTTCATCACCAAACATCTCTTCTAAAAGACTAGTCATCTTGAAACTCCTCGTCTGCTATAGACATGGCAAAGTCTTCGTACTCAGCCAGCATTTCAAATGCTTCTGCCTTGGCAAGTCTCTTAGCTTCTTTGCTTTCATATCCCTCTTCTAAGTACTGATGATAAAATTCTCTGAATAGTTTACGTCTGTCCTTTTCCCATAGATTTGTTGTCATCTTAAAACTCCTTTATATAAACAACTCTTCTTCTATTAGTTTGTCTTCTGTTGTCTCAATGAAATCATCTCCATCACATGTTTGACAGAAGCCACCTGAATCATAACTATAAAATTTTAATTGATTATAGTTATCATATAATTCATTACAAGTTTTACATATTAGTATTTCTTTCATTTACTATCTCCTAATTATACTAATATATACCCACATTACAATACATATAATGCATACATAGAAAGATAATTGTTCCAATCAGTCTCTCCAATAGCCAGATTTATAAAGTCTCTCCGTCATCCTGTCAGAAGATTCTCTGATACCTTTAGCAATGTGTACATATCCCTGTTCTTCCATCATTTTAGACATCTCGTATGCGTGTGCAACAAAATATGTTAAATCTGATGCAGACACTAAAACCTTCTGTGTGGGGTCATACTCTGGGCGAGAAAACTTTTTCTTAGTTGACATATTTAATCTCCTTTGCTTCGTCAATCATTACCATCATGCTTTCGGTATGTGCAACATCTACTTCTTCTTCTCTTACTTTTTCTACAGCTTCTTCTATAGTTTCTGCAGAGACAAGATAAGTATGTTCCACAACTTCATGTGCAGTTATTTCATAGGTTTTGTTTTTAACCGTCATACCTTTTTCCATTTCTTTCCATTTGGATTCCCTTCTTAACACCTTCCAAGTATGCATACATTTCTTGTGCATCCCAGAAGGTGTCAGTGATTTGAGTATCTCCTACAGACAGATAAAAGAACCTGTCCTTACCACCATCAGAATCATACTCAAGTGCTAAGTCTGTACCCATCTTGTTATTTAGTTCCTTCACAGTAAATTTCAAGATGTCTATGTTCATTTCCGAATCATTAGTTAGCATTATGCATCCATCCTTTCTATCCATTCAGGTTCTGCCCACACTAAGGTAGGTTTTAAGTCAAGTATTTCAGACACATAGCAGTCACCACGTTCCCATGAACCATATGTCATTGGCGATTGTACAGCGCAGAACCATCTGGCTGCCCCATTCTTCAATTCACTAGCCCGGCTTTGCCATGCCTTCAATACTTTCCATTCAAAGTACATCCCGTTGTTTGGATTTTCCACACGATATATTGCGTATGGTTCGTCTATTGGGCGTGTCTTTTTGAATGTTTCTTTAGTCATTACAAACTCTCCTATCTATCCGTTCAGCATAGTCTTTCAGGTTCTGAACCATTTTCTTTTTCCATTCAGGTTCTTCATTAATGTCAACATAGGTTATTAAGCAATCATCCTCATCCAACTGACTTGCTATTTCCATAGCCTCATCGATAGGCTTCAGCAGTTCTTTCAAGTCATCCCATTGACTGTATGATTTTCCCTCTTCACCAAATCCAAACTTTTCTTCACTATAATCAGAATCCCAGCGTTTTAATGAAAGTAACTTCTCTTTATCAGGACTAGTAAATTGTGCCTCATAGTCACAGTTGTAACAATCTTCTTCTCCCCCTGCAAAAGTGACACCAAAGTATTGTGCTATGGTAGGCAGTTTTACTTCTTCAAATATCCTCAGATATTCACTGTTTAAGTCGCCTATGTATATACTACCCATTCCCCCACATTTCATAGTATATCTATAGAGAGTTTTATTTGTTACTTTTACCTGTAATAAATCAACCGTCATTATAAATGTTCTCCATATCCTGTTCATACTGCTGTTCTGATTCGGTGGTGCTGTGTTCTTCAAAGTACATAAGAACCTTCGCCAATGTCTTGGCATCTAAATATCCATCAGGACAAGTGCCACCTGTTACCATAGCTTCTACTCTTCCAGAAACCTGATTGCCCATGATACCACCATCACTACCTTCAGCTTGTGAAATTGTCATGGTTTCACCTTTGCTGTTTTTGATTATCAGTGTATTAGACATTACTCAATTCTCCAATCTTCTATCTTGTCTACAATGGCAATCACTTCGCCATCTTCTGTTGATACTTCATACACATGGTTACCATCCACAGTATATCTTGACAGACTGACAGTCAGTTCTTCGTATGTATCTACATCATATAACATTTCTTCGTTCATTCGTCCATTCCTTCCAATGCTAATTTGATTGAACGTTTATTAAAGACAGCCCCATCTGGGGTTCTTTTACCTTCCCACCAGCTAGTGAGAATTTCTATTGCCCTTTCCATTCCACGCAATTGTACCACTTCATACGCCACTTTGTAAAGGTCATATTCATTATTAATCCACAGACTAACATTCCAGCTATTCCAGCTTGGATATCCCTCATATGTTCTAGCCATTTTATATCTCCGTTACTTCATATTCCAAACTTCCATCTTCTATAAGTTCAAGAAGATATTCGTATACAGATTCTCTCAGGTTTTCACCATCAATTTCACCCTCAAATTCTATTTCAATTGTCACTCTCATTTTATATCTCCATTCCGTTGAATATGTGTGTTACTACATCTACTGTCCATCCATTACCCAGCATCTTGTATCGCTGTGAATTACTCACATGGTCAGTATATCCTTCTGGCACTGTCTGTAATCTCTCGCACTCTAGAGGTGTAAGTTTACGCCATGCCATGTCATTTACCACCACGCTATCTTTCGATATGGTAGACAGGCAGTTAGTCTTGTCATCCTGTCGTATCTCAATACACTGCGTGAATGGAATATCCTTGTCATTGTCCTTTCGCTTGCCATTCTCGTCTAGTCTACGATTTACTATGCGTCCACCTTTTACGAATACTTTTGGTTCTCTGTGTCCACCACCCATCGTTGTCAGACATGGTGCTTTGCCTTCGGGGTGATATACTCGCTTGACAGTTTGGTTGCCTGAGATATCTGCATCACCCACATGGCATAGCCCATCTTTGCTGAACACTAGC